TGGTACGAGACCGAGAAGTGCTCGGGCAACGAACTCATGGCGATGCAGGAAATGCCTTGGACCGAGCACGAGGCATTCATCGCTACCGGATCAAAATACTTCACGTCGCGCATCATAAGCGCGCTGCACAAACGCGTGCGCTCGCTCGCGACGCCGCAGTTGTTCCAGTTACGGTTCTTCCGCGACTTCCACACGATGCGGATCGAGGAATCAAACGAGCGGCAGGCGACGCTGCGCGTCTGGGAGGAGCCGGTCAAGGGAGCCTACTATGTCCTCGGCGCAGACCCAGCTTACGGCAGTTCTGAGCATGCTGATCGTTTCGTGGTCTCTGTATGGCGCTGCTACGCCGATCGCATCGTGCAGGTGTGTGAATTTGTCGATCCTGATCTGGCGCCCCACCAGTTTGCCTGGGCGATGGTCTATCTGGCTGGAGCATTTGATCCTTGTCTGGTGAACCTGGAGATCAACGGTCCCGGCGCGGCCGTTTGGACCGAGGTCGAGAACCTGCGCAAGCAAGTGATGCTCGGGCAGGGCGCTGACTACGGCAGCTTCAAAAACATCATCGCTAAGATGCGAACGTACCTGTGGCGCCGCATCGACTCGATCACGGGCGGCCCTACCGCGAAGCACACGAAGACGACCGCGTCCGAGATCGAGCGGTACATGGGCATCTACAAAGATTACGTCGAGCGCGAGATGGCCGAGGTGTGCTCGCAGCAGCTCGTGGATGAGATGCAGGAGTTCGAGCGCGACGACGGCGGCTCGATCGGCGCGTCCGATCGCGCCAAGGACGATGCCGTCATTGCCGCGGCGCTCGCTGTGACCGCGTGGAACGACGCGCTCCGTGGTATGTTGATGACTAAGGGCCTGACCTACGCAGCGTCTCATGGCGAGCACGCCGAGGGCGGCGCTAATGACGTCACGCGGTATGCGCTCAACAAGATGTTCCAACGCGTCGGGATCGTGGGACGTCCCGACAAGGTGATCCCCGGTGTCCGATACGGTGTGCCACCCACACACAGATCCGGCGCTCGCCGCTGAGTGTCGCGTCTGGCTCCAGGAACTGTTGGATAACTCGGCGTGGGGTTTCGATAGCAAACAGGCGCGCAAGGCGCTCGTTCGGTTCCTGGATTTTGAAGGGAACAAAGTAAGCAACTTGCGTCGCATGGCGAGCGGGCGCGTGTGGATCTACCCGCGCCAAGCGGTGCGTATGCACGCGCGCATAACCGCCATCCGCGAGGGCCGCTGGCGGGCCGAGGATGGCGTCATGGTCTGGTGCGATCCGCCGCGGCCGGTGCCGCGGGTCGCGCGCGCCACGGCAATGCTTGACTTTCGCGGCGTGCACCTCGGGATAATGCCGATTGAACCCCCGCGGCCGCGTATGCCGAGCCCGGACAGCCTGTTCAAGGGGGCGAGACGATGATCATCAAGGAATGGGAGTGCGCGGCTCATGGCCCCTACGAGGCGCCGGAGCCTTCATGTCCGCACGGTTGCCCGGAGCGCTTCCAGCGCCGGGTGATCCTGACGGCGCCAGGTACGCGCTCGGACAAGACGAAGCGTGCCGACTGGGCGATCAATGCGCTCGCCGAGGACTATGGCTACACGGACATCAACAACTCGCCGTCGCGGGCGAACTCCGTGGCCGAGTTCGCGAAGAAACACGACAAGCTGAAGGACCAGAAGCCGGAGTGGCAGGACGTGCCACATGCGGATCCCGGTTTCTCACGCGACAAGACCATCACGGTGCCGACCGTGACCGCGGCGCAGTTCGGCGCGCAGCCCGTGTCCGATGCGATGACGATGCTCCAGGGCCGCAAGGGCCGCAGCATCCCGACGATCCTGCATCGCGCGAAGGAGTGACATGCGGCTCCCGGAGAAGTGGCTCGAACGGGCGATGTTCTATGACGAGATGATCCAGCATTGTCTCGCGAGCCAAGCCGAGCGTCGTGATCGCAACCGCGTCCAGCGCCAGTACTACATGTACGGCACCGGCCCGGAGATGCAGCAGAACGCGGTCTTCAACTACATCTACCCGCTGATCGACCAGCTCTGCGCGTTCATTTTCTCGACCGAGACGACGCGCTTCAGCGCTGAGTTCCCCGGCCATGTGTCGCCCGAGGAGCATGCCAAGGGCCCGGCCATCGCGAAGGCCGTGCACGACGAGTGGCTGCGGTCGAACGGCGACATCATGTTCCAGCTCGCTCTCAAGAAAGGTCACGTGTTCGGCTCCTCGTTCCTGAAGCTGCGCGCGAAGACCGACGAAGGTCTGCTGACCGTCGAACCGTTCATCATCGACCCGGGCGACATCGGCGTGCTGCGCGAGGATCTGCCCGGGCTCCATCGCCAGGAAGCGTTCGTCCACACGTACGAGATCACGCTGTCGCAGCTCATCAACGAACTGGAGGAGTGCGGGCATCCGAACGTGCACGAGATCGCGACCCAGGTGTCCGCCTATGCGCGCGCCCCGCGCAACGCCGGCTCCGGCATGGATCGCGTGATCACCTCCGCCTCGAACCCGATGATCGTCGGCAACCTGGACTTCAGTTTAAACGTCGTCGACCGTTACCGGCCGAAGGTCGAGGCGCCGACCGCGTCGATGCGCGAGCTGTACATCTGGGATGACGCGCTCGCCGACTACCGCGTCGTGACGGTGGCCGAGCCTGCAATGGTGATCTTGGATCGGCCGATCAAGCGCATGTGGACGCCGCACGAAGTCCCGTTCATCCAGATTTGCCCGAACCCAAGCGACGATTACTTCTACGGCATCGCGGACTGCGAACGGCTGATCGGTCTCCAGCAGATGCTCAACGACCGCTGCTCGCAGATCCAGCACCTCTTGAATCTGCACGCGCGCCAGCCGAAGGCGTTCAGCGGCTTCCCCGGCGTGGTCGACGAGATGGCGTTCGCTACCGACAGCCCGGGCGGCTATGTGCAGTCCGACATGCCGGGCGCGAAGGTTGACATGCTCGCGCCCGAGCTGCCCGACGACCTGTTCAAGGAAGTCAACCGCATCGTGCAGATGATGGAGGAGACCGTCGGCATCTCGAACGTGATGCAGGGCAAGGGTGAGACCGGTGTGCGCTCGACCGGCCACGCGTCGCAGCTTCTGCGCGTCGGCGCCTCACGCGTCAAACAGCGCGCGCTCGTGGTCGAGGACGACTTGGAGAACGTCGCCACGAAATACTGGGAGGCAATCCGTCGCTTCTCCACGAAACAGATCGCCGAGGAAGCGAAGGACGGCGTGCGGTTCCTGCCGGCGCAGGCGCCGCGCGACATCCAGATCAAGGTCGACGCGCACTCGAATTCGCCGATTTTCGTCGAGGACAACCGCCAGCTCGTGTTCGACCTGCTCAAGATGCAGATCATCGACAAGAGCGAGGCTCTTGACTTACTCGACCTGCCTCAGCGTCAATATCTAAAGTCGCGGCTGGAGAAGGTGATCCAGCCGGCGCTTGAGGCGCAGGCCGCTGCGGCCGCACAGGCACAGCAACCGAAGCCTCCAGGAAGGCCCCGGCTGGTGACTCCACCGGGCGGGTGAAGCGAAAGATGACCGGCATCGGCCGGTGGTCCCCCGCAAGGGGTGGGTCCGAGGCATCGGACGTACTTCGCACAGGAGGCAACATGGCTCGCAAGCGTCGTGGTCGCGGCCGCCGGAAGCGCCGGTAAGACCCGAGGGGCCGCTCACCCCGTCCTTACCTCCGTCTGTGAGCGGCCCCTCTTGACAAGCTGCATGGGGTCATAGGCTATAGTCCTGACGCCATGCCCGACAGCACAGCGTCGACTCCTCCCGTACCGAACCCTGGCGCCGCGCCAATGGGGACGTTCAACGCCCCCGACGGCGAGCGCGAGGCCGCAAAAGTGGCAATCCACGCGGCCCGACGGGTGCTCCTTCAGAACGCGCTCAAGTTTGAACCCGGGTCCGATGAGGCCCGCTGCCTGATGAAGGCAGCTAAGTCGCTGACGCGCGTCTTCAAAGACTCTGAGGACACGGCTGACGAGTTGAATCCGGCGCTGATAAAGCACTACGTCGCACAACTGCTCGGGCCATCGCCTGCCCCGCGTCCTGGTGCGACGCCGCCGGGCGGGCCTACGCCCGGACCGCGTCCGGGCGCTTTACCAATGGGACCAGGCGCACAGATGGGCGCCATGCCGGGCTAACAGGAGATCGCAATGGCAGGCAACAAGCTGTTCAATCCGTCGGAGTCGCTGGTCATCCGTGGCCCGCTCGACAACGGCCATCTTCACGGCAACGTGTTCAACCCGCCGCGATTTGCGCAGCTCGGCGGGCTCGACGCCGCGCACAAGACCGGGCTCTACCGGAATCTCGCCGGCGCCTACAAGAACGAGATGGTCATCCGCGGTCCGGGCGCGACGCTGCGCGAAGTCCCGATGCACGGCCCCGAGGGCCGGCGCGCGGGCACGAAGTAACAGGAGGCGAACATGGCTGAGGAAGGGCACGCAAAGCCAGCCAATCAGAACGGCGAGATATTGGACCGCTTGTATCGGTCCAACGCCGGCGTCCGCAAGATCGTCCAGCGGGAGCTGAAAAAGGAAAACCCGGCGCTGGTTTTCCCGGAGCTGGAGATCGAGGACGCCGTCGAGAAGGTCTCGGAGACGTTCGGCAAGAAGCTGGAGGACACGTCCAACGAGCTGCAGCGCGAGCGCGCGGCCCGGGCGCGCGACAAGGTCCACCAGCAGTGGAAGGACGAGGGGTACGAGCCTGACGACGTCGAGGCCGTGATCAGGGAATTTGGCTTGGAGGGATCGAACGATCCGTTCAAGGCGGCGAAGAAAATCCTCGACGCGCAGCGTGTTGTTGCCGTCAATGAGGCGAACGTCAAGGACAATGGGCGCATGCGCGTCCAGGACGACTGGAAGGCCATTATGAGCAAGCCCGATGCGGTGATTACCGCGAAGGCGCGCGACATCGCCCATGCGGCGGTCGACGACGTCATCGCGGCGCGCCGCGCCGAGGCTTCGAGGTTCAGACCGACGAAGTGACATGGCACGTTTTGACGCAAATCATCGGGCGAGCATGAGCGCGGCGTTCAAGGCGTCGCCTCGTCACAAGTCTAAGCATCAGGCCGGTCCTGACAATCACAATTGGCAGGGCGGCTGGGGCTTGGACAAGAACGGCTACGTGCGCTCGATGCGAAACGGCAAGTGGGTCATGCAGCACCGCGAGGTGATGGAGGCGCATCTCGGGCGCAAGCTCGAATCGTATGAACACGTCCACCACAAGGACGGCAATCGCGCGAACAACGCGATCGAGAATTTGGAATTGTGGGGTGTTCGTAGGCAGCCGAAGGGCCAGCGACACGAAGACCTCATCGACTGGGCCATCGCGCTACTTGTGCGTGATGGCTATATAGTAACTCGGCCGAGCAGCGGGGAACGCGCACAGCTCGATTCTGACAACACGACGCGCGTCGTCGTGAACTAGGAGAACGACCGTGCCCGTATTCGGACAGGGAATAATTCCGGCCGCCGGTTCCATCGCGAACGAACTGACGTACGTCACCCGGCGCGCGTTCATTCCGAAGCTGGTCGTCCAGCTTTACAACACGTCGCCCTTGTGGGCGGCGCTACTCGCGAACGCGCAGACGGCGAGCGGCGGTGTCAGCTCCGTCTCGGTGCCGGTCCAGGGTCAGGCGTTCGTCAACTCGCAGTTCACGGACTACTCGGGCGCCTTCGCGCAGCCGCTGGCCCAGCAGGGCGCGTTCCTCGCGGAATTCAACCTCAAGGCGCTCGTGACGCCGATCCCGTTCCTCGGCCTCGAAGGCGCGGTGCAGCTCGACCATGCGATCGTCCCGCTGATCGAGGCGCGCATGAACGACTCGACGAACTCCATGTCCGAGGCGGGCTCGATCGCGATCTGGAACAACTACACGAACACCCAGCAGTTCGTGGGCCTGCCGGGCGCGGTCGACGACGGCACGAACCTCGTGACGTACGGCAACATCAACCGCACGGCGAATACGTGGTGGAAATCCACGGTCGTCAACACCTCGTCCGCGAACGCCACGCGCGCCAACGCGCTGCAGTGGCTCGCGACCGTGAACAAGTACGGCGCCGAGATGCCGACGTTCGGCATCACGGACTTCGGAACCTGGGTGAAGCTGGCACAGGACTTCGTCGGCATCGAGTCGCTGCAGATGCAGCCCGGCATGGGCTTCGACTCGGACGCCGATCGTCCGCGCTCGGCCTTCCGCGCGCTCGACGTCGGCGGCGTACCGATCTACGCCGACCCGTACGCGCCGACGAACACGGGCACCAACGGCATCCTGTACCTCGTGAACAGCAACTACCTGAACCTGTACGTGCACGAGCAGGCGTCATTCGCCTTCTCCGGGTTCGAGTCGCTGCTCTCGAACTACCAGCTCGGCTACATCGGCGTCGTGCTGACGCTGGCGGAGCTGGTGCTCACGAAGCCGAAGGCGTGCGGCCGGTTCTACAACATCACGGGACTGTCCTTCTGAGGAAACAGCCATGCCTACCCTGAAAATGCCCGTCCCTGGCATCGAGTTCCTGCAGGAAGTGCAGACGACTCAGATCGCCATCATCCAGTCGACGAACGCGATGACGTGGGCGTTCTCGAACAACATCGGCACGATCACGTTCGCCTCGCCGCACGGCATCACGAACGCCTACACCGCGGGCTCGGGCGCGACCCCGACGACGCTGCCGAACTACTACTTCCTGGTGGCCGGCACCGCGATGACCGGCGTCACGGGCATCGGCACCCTGCAGGGGCCCATTTTCCGCATCCTCGGCATCCCGTCGACGACCACGCTGACGTTCTACACGACCGTCACCGCGGCGACCTCGGGCGCGTCGACGACCTTCCAGCCGGTGTTCCTGCTCCCGAACATCCCGCTGCCGGCGTCCGGCCCCTACTCGGGCGGCCCGACGCTGACTGGCGTCGCGCAGCCGCCGCCGTGGTTGTACGCGGCCGAGTACAACGTCATCACCGGCGCGAACTGCACCGTGCAGTACGCTCCGACCAACTGGGCCGGCTCGACGATCCCGTCGCAGATCATCTACGACTCGACGACGGGCAACACGCCGGGCGTCGCGCCGACGATGCGAACGATCGTGCCGGCCTCGTCGCAGGGCCAGCTCCAGATGCAGACGCCGGGAAACTACCCGATCGTCGCGTCGACGACCTCGGCCGGTACGACGTTCGCATCGGTCATCGAGTAACGATCCAAGTGGCAGGAGGAAGGTGCCATGCCCGCAGCTAACCAGATCCGCGTCGAGGACGAGCCCCAGGACGTCATCCGTCAGGACCACCTCGTTCGTGTCACGAACGGCCTCAATTTCCTGATCAAGGGCCGCTTCGACGGCAAGGACTATGTCTGGAAGCCGGGGGTGCACCTCGACATCCCCATCGCCGCGGCGGAGCACATTTTCGGATTCGGCAAGAAGGAATCCGAAAAGATGCGCTCGCTGAACAACCTCGGGTTCCTGTCCAAGTTCGGAACCTACGAGGACGCGATGGAGCAGATGAAGTCGGTCAAGTTCGCCGAGCCGCCTGCCCTCGTCGAATTGGCGCCCGAGGATCCGCGCGCGAAGCGCGCGCCGAAGGCACGCAAGGCTGCCGCAGCCCTTCCTCTGCAAGGCGGTGGTGAGGCCGAGGGGGAGTCGTCCCGCTCCCCCTCGACTGATCCACAGGAAGGCGACAACGCAACGCTCTAACGGACGCGCGGAGATGACAGGTGGCGCTGAACGCGTATATCACCCAATGCCAGCGCTTCCTGCACGACACCAACGGCAACTTCTGGCCCCAGGCGGAGTTGACGGATTACATCAACGAGGCCCGTAACCGGGTCTGTGCTGATACATGGTGCCTGCGGCAGATCGTGACGGGCCTGTCGACGACGGCTGGCGTCGAGCTGTACCAGACGACCACGATCCCGGTTGCAGTCGGCTACACCGTCGTCAACCTGGTGCAGCCGACGCTGTACTGGGGCCTGGAGCGCATCCCGCTCGACTACTACAGCTTCCGCGAATTCAACGTCCGGTTCCGGCGGTGGCAGGCGTATCAGCAGCGGCCCGTGGCCTTCACGCGCGTTGGCGCAAACTACTTCTACCTTGGGCCGATCCCAGATCAGGCGTATCCGATCGACTTTGACGTCTCGGTGATCCCGCCGGCGCTGACGTCGGACGCGACACCGGAGCCGATGCCGGAGCCGTTCACGCATCTGATCAAATACTGGGCGTGCTACCTCGCGAAATTCAAAGAGCAATCGTACAAAGAGGCGGACATGTTCAAACAGGAATACCTGGCGGAGCGCAAGAACGTCCAGGCCATCTGGATGAACGCGATGGTCCGCAGCGCCTACGCGGGGTGATCCGTGGGCGAAAGCAACGTCGAGGGCCACACCCAGCAGGAACGCCGGCGCCGGACGAAGATATTCCGTAATTTCAAGGGCGTCTTCACCCAGTCCGCGCGCAACGCGATCGAGGCCGACCGCTTCGCCGACCTCGTCAACCTGATCCCGATCGGCAACGCGAACTTACAGACCGTTCCGGCGCCGAACGTGAGCTGGACTGGGCTCGGCGGCACCGACACTCCCTACTATGGCGAGTACGTGAATCTCAATGGCACCGACTACGTGTTGTTTTTCACGAGCGACGGCGACATCCACTGGCTGAATCTCAACAACAACACGACCGGCACCTTCGGCTCAGGTTTCGGCACGCAAGTCATCCGCGCGGCACAGTGGAAGAACCAGTACGTGCTGTTCGTAACGAGCGGTCCGAGCAACGGCGCGCTCTATGCCTGGGATGGCACGACGTTCTCGCAGATCAGCAGCGCCGCGAACGCGGCTCCGTACGGCTCGTTGCAGGACATTGCCGTCTGTTTTGGCCGCGTATTCGTGGCTGAGGGGCGTGTGCTCAATTACTCCGGCATCGACGACTTCGGCCTCGTCGGATTCAACGTCAACGGTAATACGCCGATCGGCGTCTGGGCGGCAACGACCGGCTTCAGCTCGGGCACCACAGTAGTCAACTTCTACAACGGCTTCGCCTATATCTGCACCCAGACCGGCACGTCCGGCGCCGCGCCCGGCCCTACCGGCACCGGCACCGGCATCGTCGACGGCACGTGCAAGTGGAACTACGTCGGCACGTGGCCTTGGGTCTCTCAGAACGGCGGTTCGTTCTACAACCTGACGGACCCGATCCTGCGCTCCAACATTACGGCGCTGTTCGCGGCCAACGGTTATCTCTACTACTGGGGCATCTCGAACATCAACGTGATCTCGGACCTGTACGTGCCGCAGGGCGCGAGCCCGCCGCTGCCCGTGTTCAACAACGTCAACGTCGACCCGATTGTCGGGACGACGCTCGCGGACTCGATCTTCGGTTACGGCCGCACGATCATGTTCGCTACCCCATACGGCGCCTACCAGATCGACGGCGTGCGCTGCTCGCGCGTGTCCGCCGACATCGACAGCTCGTGGCAGTCGATCGACTTTACCCAGCCGATCACGGGCGGCATGGTGATCGTCAACAACATTCTGTGCGCCGCGTTCAACATCCACCAAGTCAACGACCCGATCGCCGGCACGCGCAACGTGTTGGCGATGTACTTCGACGGCAAGTGGTGGTTCGCGAGCATCATCGACTCGGTCGGCATCTACTCGAATAACCTTGCCTCGACGCGCATCGTCATCTCGGCAATATATCAGGGGCAACCGGCGCTCTTTGCCGCGACGCTCGGGCTCGACTCGCACTACCACATGGTTCAGCCGTTTGGAAACCAGGCCACCTCGCCGCCGAGTTCCTTCAAGACGGCGCTGTGGGAGCTGGACGATCCGCTTGCGGACAAGCAGGCGATCCGCGCCGGCTTCGAGGCCACGGTCACGACCGGTTCCGGGCAGTTCCTCCTGTACATCGACACCGAGATCAACAGCCAGACGATCCCGAATGGCAGCGGCTCGGCGAGCGTCACGTGGGTCAATAACCTGTCGCAGACCGTGAACTGGGTTAACAACCTCTCGCAGACGGTGCAGTGGACGTCGACGCAGTACCAGTTCTACAACGCCTCGTCGCCGGGGGCGTATGGCAAGTACCTCGGGCTCACGTTCCAGGCAACGGCGACTGGCGGCGGCGGGGCATGGGGTTCCGTTTTCCGCATGAGTCAGCTCATGCTTGACTACGAGTACGGCGCGCGCTGGAGATGATCCATGCCCAATAACCCCCTGACGGGTCTGTCGACGTTTGGCAACCTGACGCTTGCCAACACGGGCAACCTCGACAGCAATTACAACTCGATCACGGCGTTCCTCAACACGCTCGCGAACTACGGCAATTACTTCGTCGACGCGGGCGCCGCGAATGCGATCCAGGTCAACGTCAATGCGAACCTGACCGTCGGCTACGTCGCCGGGCTCCCCCTGCAAGTCAGGATCGCGGCCACGAACACGGGCGCGACGACGCTGCAGGTCAATGCGCTCGGCACGCGCAGCGTCGTGAACGTCGACGGCACCGCGCTCGTGGCCGGCGAGCTGGTTACGAACGGCGTGTATAGCCTCATCTATGACGCGATCAGCAACGTATTCGTGGTGCAGGGCTCGAACAGCGGCACGATCAGCTCGTTCGTCAAACTGACCGTCGGCCCGCCGCCGGCAGGCAACAACGCGCTGATCGTGAACGGGGTCTCTGGCACCACGGGGCTGTACGTTACTGCTGGCGGAGCTGCGGATCTGTCGGCGAGCTTCGTCGGCAACGGCATCAGCATCACCCAGCCGGCAGCGGCTACCGGCGCGAATCTGAACCTCACTGGCGGCCCTTCAGGCAGCACGATCAACAGGATCAGATACAACAGTAACTCCGCTGCCAACAACAGCTTCGCGATCCGAGATGACGCGGCTTCTATTGACCGGATGAGCTGCAACGCCAACGGCCAGTGGACGATTGCCGCGCCGTCTGCCGGGCAAGACCCTGTTCTGACAGTTAGCGGGACGACCAATTCTCCAATCGTATTGCTTGCCGCTACGTCCGACATCTACACGTTGCAGTTGTCCGGCACGTCCGGCAACCGTGCCGGCATTACGATGTGCGCCAACGGCGCCGCCATCGGCACTAACGATTTTGTCGTCTATCAGACTAGTACCAACATAGCTCAGCTCATAAACCGCGCGTCTGCCAGTTTGGTGCTCGGGACGAGCGGCAACGCAGCAATCACCATCAATTCCGGTGGCGGAGTCACGATTTCTACACCAACAGCGGGCAACAACTCGCTGACTATGACGGCGCAGACCTCGGCGAATTGCATTCGTTTGAACACGGTGGATGCGTCTGCGGCCATCAACGTAGTTGGTAGCGCGGGAGTGCAAACGTCGTTTGTATCGTTCAACCAGACCGGCCAAGCACAGTGGCAAATCTACCAGCCGGCATCGTCCAACGATTTCCGCATCTACGGGAATGGTGCTGACAGACTTCAGATCCAGGGCAACGGCAATTTCATCATGCTCGTGCCGAGCGCAGGCGCGACATTGGACGCATCAAACACGGCAAACTCTGCGTACAGCCTTTTCCCCCTGAGATTCGCAATCGGTCATGCGGGCGGCGACTATCCGATCATCGGTTATAACTTCCTGCCGACGACGACTTCTGGTGTCTATAACTACAACACGACAGCCGTCACATCCGCGATTCAATTCCAGAATGGCGGATTCAATTTCTTGCAGGCGCCGTCCGGCACCGCCGGCAATCCGATTACCTTCACGACGTCCCTATCGATTGCCTCGACCGGCGCCGTCACGATCAACGCTCCGAGCAGCGGTTCTACTGCTCTGACAGTTAATGCCGGCGCCACGGTCCACCAGTCTCTGGGGCTGCTCATCAAGGCCGGTACGGCGTCCGACGATTGGGCGCTCAACATCCAGAGCAACGGCGGTACGCAGCTCGGTCTGTTCTCGGGCACCGGCGGCATTCAGCTTGGATATAACGGGTCGTCGCCGACCATCGTGGGGACCGTCAATGGCGCGGTGACGATCAACACACCCGTCAGCGGCAACACCCCGCTCACGGTCAATGGCATCAACGCGCAGAACGTGGTCGTCGTCACCGACGGTACGGTCACGAGCATGTGGCAGACGAACAATGTGCCTGCCAACCAGATCCGGTTTGGCACCACCACCAACCATCAGGTGCTGCTGGTCGCGAATAATTCACCGGCTATCGGCATCAACCCCGGAACCGGCGGACAGGTTGCCACGTCGTTTAGCGGCGATATAACTGGGCGCGGTATAGCTCTTATTGCAAGAGCAACCGCTGACCAAGCGGTCACAAGTCAGACGGCGTTGCAGGACAGCACATACGTCACAATGGCATTAGTCACTGGTACTTACAGGATCAGAGCGCTGATCCTCATGTATCAGAGCGCGGCAGGCAACGCCGGCATCAAGGTTGGATTCTATTCAACAGTGTCGCTGACGGCGGCTCAATCGCAGATGTCCTGGTCAGGATACGTTGCTGGTGGAGCTGTTGCTGTCGGTCAGGCCGCTACTGTACAAACCTCGGCTACGGCAATGTATACGAGTGCGGCTGCGGCGCTGACGACTACCACGCCGCGCGACTATCTCGAATTCAATGGCATCCTGACCCTGACCGGCAACGGCACGTTTAAGCTATGCTTCGCTCAGCAGACCTCCACGGCGATCAACACCTACATCGCCGCCGGAAGTTTCATGGAAGCGGTACAGCTCTCGTAAGGAGGGGTGATGCTGTTCAACATTCCCAAACCGTGGGGTTATGTCATCGCAGGGTTCGTTGTCCTGTTCCTATTGCTGCTCGCGCTCAAGGCCCGCGCCGCGTCGTCCATCGAGTTCGAGGCCGGCTACCCGATGGTCGTCGGTCTCGATACGAATTGGGACGGACCAATCGGCACGAGTTTCCAGTGTGGCCTTGATCTCGTGGCATCGCGCGGAGGCGCGACCAACAATGCCGGCTTACAGTGTCTGCTGATCGACGGCTACAAGACGTTCGACTTGGGGCTCGGCGCCATCGTGCTGCACCACGCCGACCAGTACAACGGTTCGGCGGCCAACTTCTCGCTGCTCGCGCAATGGCGGATGTCGAGTCGCTGGACCTTTCGATACCGGCACTGGAGCAACGCCGGGATGTCCGACCACAATCAGGGCCGCGACATGCTGATGCTCGCCTACAAGTTCTGAGGGAGGGACGATGCTGAAATTCGCATTCGACACGCTCGACGAGGTCAACCTGATCCTGGAGGCGCTGGGGGAGATGCCGGCCAAGCGGTCCTTTATGATGCTGAATAAACTGCACGCGCAGCTTCAGCCGCAGCTTCAGGCGCAGGCAGCGTCCGCCGCGCCAGCCGTGGAGAAGCCGCCGGAGCCGCCCACGGTGCAGTAATGCTCGTCACACCGTTCGGTGATCTGGAGTACGGCGACCAGGCGGGGCTCAATGACTGGCTCGCGGCGCATGCGATACGCCATCGCGCGTATCGCCGCGCCGCGCTGTCCTTCGGAATTGAATCGAGCGCGGTCCAGATCATCGACGGCCCGGCGGACAACGACTGGTTCGCGCGGCACCTGTTCAGCCACATGACGCTCGCGCGCGTTTTCAACGCGGTCTCGACGACGGCAACCATCCTGCTCGACAGCTACACGTGGGATGACGAGGCGCAGTTCTATATGTGGCACCAGGCGAACAACGACGCGCACGCCACGCTGGATCAGATCCTGGGGCTGTGATGGCGCTCCCTTATCAAAAGCCCGACGTTGTCACACAAGGCCCTTCCACTCCTTGGATCGGGCCGATCACCGGCACGCCTGCGCCGCAATTGACCCCGGCTGATTACACGGGCAAGGCGTCGTATGGCTTGATCCCTGAAACAGACCCCCTGAATCCCATGATGGGGGCTCCGGCCAACACCCCACAGGCGGTCGCGGATCGGGCTGCGTTGGGGCAGTGGTTGCAACAGAACTATCCTCCCGGCGATCAAGGCATTCTCAGCGACATCATGCCGTATATCTTCGCGGCTGCCGGAGCGGCCGCGACTTATGGTTTGGGAGAGGCGTTGTTCGCGCCGGCCGCCGCTGCTACCGGTGGTGCGGCCGGCGGTGCTGCTGCCCCTGCGGCTGCCGCCGGCTCATCGGGGCTCGACGTCGGCACTCTCATGGCCTCGAATGTGGCAACCGGCGGGATCAGTGATGTTGGCGCGATCCTCCCCGAGGCGGCGACCGCTTCGACTGTCGCTCCGGCGGCGTCGGTATTGCCGACCGCAGCCGATCTCGCCGTCGGGGCCCCAGACCTTGCCGCCATGACAGCCGCTCCGGGTGCTATCGGCGCGGCTGCTCCCAGTCTCGGCAGCTCGATCCTGACAGGCGCTGGCCGTGGCGCCATTACCGGCGGGGTGTCGTCCGCCGTGCGCGGTGGCGATCCATTGACTGGTGCGCTGACGGGCGCCGTGACCGGCGGCGTGGGCGGAGGCGTTTCCGGCCTCGCCACGCCCGAACTCGGCACCGTGGCCGGGCGGACGCTGGGCGGGGCGGCTGCCGGGGCGACCGGGGCCGCGCTCGGCGGCGGCAATGTCGGCGCCGGTCTCGCTGCAGGAGCAGCCGGAGGCGTTGTAAGCGGCGCCGGACAGACCCTTGGTCTGCCCTCGGCCATCACGCAGCCTGCGGCGGGGCTCGCCGCGGGCGCCACGAGGCAGGCGGTTGCTGGTCAACCCTCTGCGCGGCCATCATCTACGACTACCAGTGGAGGGCCTGTGTCGACCCCACAACCCATGCTCGGGGCACCTACCAGCGTCCAAGGCGCGCAAGGCGTGTCGCCGACCCTCATTGGCGGGCCGGATAGCGGTCCGGCGGCCTGGCCGACGAGCCCCCTACAGCCTGCCAAGGCGACCGCCACCCAGG